CGATGTCATTTATCAAAATTTTTGCAATCAGGCAAAGATGGTGGCACTGGAGTACCCTTCTGCACATGGAATCGACTGTTTTGCCCGTGGTGAAACAATCGAATATGGGTTTATTGATATCGTAGGGCAGTACATTGACTTAAAACCTAACAAGAAAGAAGATTTCAACGATCCTGATGGTCTGTATGCCCTAGAGCACCTAACCGACGTGAAAACGCAAGGAAATGGGTTTTTACCACGTAAGGACAAGAAAGCTCTGTTTTATTCTAAACAATGGGATATTAAAAAGACTGCTAGTGGTGCATCTCAGTTTGAATCTAAAGCACATTCTTATATTTTAATTGATCCAATTTGTGCGCGCATTGCAGTGGTAGATACTAGTGTTTTCTATCGTAAACCATTCCGTAATAACTCTGCACGTATTTCGTTCAGTGTAAAACCACAGGATGTTTATATGATCTATGATGGTATTAGTAGTGTGATCGACACTTCTATTATTCCTGATCCTAATGCAATCTATCGTGAGATTTGGAAGAAGGCAGGAGATAAACTGGAAGCACTGACCACCTGCTGAACTGGCACACTGCCTTCCCACACTCCTCTCACTCTGCTATAATACTAAAGTAATCAAAGGAACACCACCATGAAGTGCAAAGTCAAACTCTACGTTGCTGGTCAAGTCTTTACTGAGACTGTTCACGCTCGTGATTATCAAGAAGCACGTCAAGTTGCGTTGGCACGTAATCCTAATGCACAAGTTGTAAGTGTGAATGCTTCATTCTTCTGATGAGTAATTTTCTCAAACCTCATATACCAAATCCAGGAATCCTCAACCCAAAGGTTGGGGATCCTTTTGGGTATGTGTCAAAGGACGGAATGTGGGCTGCGATTCCTTGGATAGGGAAAAAAGGGTTCTGCATTATACATAATGGTAGGCAAGTGCATTCTGTGACAACGTATAAACAGGCACTTGCATATATCAAAAAATCGTCTAAAGTAAAGAAAACATCATCTCTTGAGGAGTTTCTATGACAGATAAAGAACAGAAACGTCGTGATGCACTTGGTCTCTTTTATGAGAGCGTTCTCAAACCAGACCATCAATTGCGACAATGTTCTCACAATCAACAATGTTTCTTTGAGTTGATGGAGTGGCGAGCAGAAGTTCTTGAATATCTTGATCGTCGTAGAAATGAGGAGTTTCACTGATGACTTCCCAATATATTATACTTTTAATATTTGGGACAGTTCTTTATTTTGTAGTCACTGATGAAAGTGTTGCCGCAGCATTTTATTATGCTGTAAGACTCATAAGGTCAAAGGTTGATTATAGAATATGGTGGTTAAAGAATGACCCATCAAATCCAATTGTAAAACATCTCATATATCGTAGAAATCTTAAACTTGCAAAAGAACTCAAAGCAAAGATTGATAAGCATTATGAGGAAAATAAATAATCAGATAGGGAAAAAGATACTATGTTATCAACACAATACCGACTGAAGTTGGAGTTCATTTGTAAGTGTATTGCAAACGGGGAAGAGGTAAAACTTGAAGATATTGTTTGGGCACAAAAACTTGCTAAAGCAAATACAAGTGCCCGTGAGATGTTGAAAAAAGCACGTCGTCAATCTGCTGGAGATATACAGGAAGGTAGTATTGATGATTTTTGTAATCGGATGGGATTAGGAGACCCCGACCCATCCAATTATAAGACGGGGTTTGATACTGCAGATGAAATTGCAGACTGGTTTAAACAAGATCGTAGTGATGATTGGAGGCAACGTGACTAACAACAAAACTGAAATCAAATACCGACTTACATGGAAATCAGACACTCAACGCACTCGTAAAGAAGCATACTTTCCTACACTCACGATGGCGGAAGAGTGGTATGACGAGAAACTAACAGAAGGTAAAAAACCACAACTCTGGACGGAAGAAACCACCACTATCCTTTCTAAACTGAAATGACCTTTGAACCTTGGGAAGAAGAAACAAACAAGGTAATCGCCAAGAACCTTATAGATAATATCTCCTCATTATTGGATGCTAAAGTCATCCGACAAACCCTGGTAAATAGTAGAGGTGAAGTCAAGCAACGTATTATTATCGAACATGACTAAACAAGCAGTAATTTATACAAATGGAAATCAAGAGTGTGAGAGAATGACCTCTCTACTCAAAGAACTTAATATTGAAATCTTAGAGTATCAACTTAATCAACATTTCAGTCAACGTGCATTTGAGGCTGAGTTTGGTTCAGAAGCAACATACCCTCAAGTTTCTTTAGGTTATACTCACATTGGAGATATGAAAGAAACACTGAACTTTATGAAGGAGAGGGGATTATTTAAGTGAAATTTGATCTTACATTAGAAGACTATACCATCATACTCAATGCATTGCATTACTATAAAAAAGTTGAGAAACGTGGTAAGTTTTCTGATTTTGATGTAGATAAAGTTAATGAACTGCGTGATAAAATGGCAGTTCAGTTAATTTGGGACAATACTGATATAGATAAATTCATACACAAGGAGTAGTATGAAACCTCTAATCACCAAGCCCAAAATACTCCACTATAACGTTTACCTTTAGTTGCTTCTTTCACACCGTGAGGAAATAAGAACAAAGAAGGAAACATAACAATATCACCCTTACCTAATGGAACAACATAATCCTCCCAGAAGAATAGATCTGCACCCTCATAGTCATCGTTAAGGTTTAGAATGAATGAAAGGATAGGAATACCTTTCTCATTTCCATCAAAAATTGAGTGTATGTGGTCGTGATGTTGTCGCATAATCTGTCCAGGTGCATAACGATTGAAACGAATTGGACCTAACTTATTCATAATCTGCTGTGTTCTTTTACAAGGATATGAATACTTCGTATTGTATGCAGCAGCTGCCTGAAGCATAAAAGGTTTCAGCAGTGATTGATGCTCATCAGTAATGCTCTGAACATCCAGTTCCATTGTTTCTTCAGAATTGAATGTTTTTCGCACATTGTTGTACCAGGTATGAGGATGCCATTCATTCTTTTCAATGGCATCCACAATATAGTCACATAGATTTGCAGGGATAATACCACACTCTACATGAATTAGGTCTTTAAGTTGTGTATCAGATCTATTCATTTACTGTCCCCACCTTTCATATCAAAGTATAAGTTATCAACTTATATAGATAAATTCATAGACAAGGAGTAGTATGAAACCTCTAATCCTAGTTGCTTGTTTCTTCCCACTGGCATTGATATGGATTATTATGAAACTCTCATTATGGATTGCCGCAGTTAATGAGGAGCAGAAGTATGTCTCAGGAGAAAAATATAGGTCCAGAGGACCATATTTGGAAAACCCGTATGAAGACGTTGATGAGGAGGAAGAAGAATATGGAAATCGCACAGACTATCGATGATGCATTGTATCAGTATTATGTGGTAGAAAGGGGTGAAGAAGTGCCTAATTGGAGGTATATGAAGGATGCTGATTGGTGGATAGAATATCTAAAAGAATTGGGTATGGATCCAGACAATCCATAGTGTTAAATAGAATATCTGTATTGATACTATGGACCAACATCTAAACTGGAATCTTCTTCATCAGTTCGCAAATCAATTAGGAGAAGAGGGGAAAGACTATAAGATACATAAGCAAATCTGTTCAGACAGAGGTAGCACACACAAGAAAATTGTGATAGAATACGGGCATCAGATAAAAGACCAATGATTCCAATTTATGTTGAAGATCCGATTACTTGGGAAAAAACTATAGTTCCTTATGAAGTTGTGAGATATTGTAGTGATTTTACTAAAGTAAATCCTTTTGATGAAAATAACAATTTCATTGAGCAATTGCGTCTAGTTGATTGCTATTGGATGAATATGGGATATTATGATGTTATTCCTGTATTTGACTGATGAAAAAGAATGATACTGTGGAGTATATTGGTTGCTCCGAAGAACAAATCAAATGGGGCAATAATGATGACCCACGATCATTTTTAATTATTGGTAAGGAATATACCATAGAAAAAGTATTTGTTCATTCTGCACATACAAAAATCAAACTTTATCATAAAATGGGATTGTTTAACTCCGTTTGTTTTAAACTCAAAAATAATCGGTTAAATAATTCATTACAATACATTAAGAACATGGACCCATCTAGCATACAATTGGAAACGACAACAAGACTCTTTGAGTATGAAAAAATCTCAAGAGAAATTGAAAGTTGTGATAATATGGATGCACTTAAAGAGATGTGTCGATGCTTCGTAAAACTGCACCTCAAGCATCAAGAAGTTGCTTCACGATTGGGTATTAACAATGGAACTAATTGAAAGAACTGATTCTCAATATTTTGAGGTTACATCAGACAAACCTTATAATCGACATCAGTATAAAATAACTTTTGATGGTGGTCGATCGATAGTCTTAAATGACTATGAAGAACTTCGTAGAGTTTGGTTTGAATATGTAAGAACCAGAAAAGATGTTAAAGTGGAGGTAATTGATGTCAAAAAAGGATTTAAGTAATGCCTCCGAAGAAGAAACCTACTACAACTCCGAAAGCGAAGGCAAAGAAAAATGTGACCAGTACATCCAATCCACAGGTGAAGAAACCTACGGCAAAGAGTTCTGGGAAGAATACCACAACAGCACCAAAGAAAAGAAAAATAACTCCTAAACTCAAACGTAAACAACTTCCACCTGAAGAAATGCACCCTTATTCGTCATTCCCTTATCGTTTAGAGTATCAAGATGGAACAGAAACCAGAGTCTGTCACTTCGAATGTGAAGAACACAGAACTAAACACATCCAACGATATAAACTTCGTAAAGGATCATACTTTATCGACACCCTTACCTAATGTGGTCAGTCTGGTGTTGCTTTTTCTATCAACACTTGCTATAATTTATTTTGGATATGTGCAAGGGCACATGAGCATCTCTACAGTTTATAAAAATCTACAATGACACAAAAAGAATTCGTTGACTCTAAAGGACAAACTTGGAATTGGGAAGAAACTGAAGAAACCCGTAAAGCAGTAGAAGAACTGCATAAAACTATCCGAGAACTTGAAGCAAAAGCACCTGATTATGGAGTTGGTAAATGAAAAACATTCATGAAGGAAGACTTGAGTTTGATGATATGGAACTCATGCAATTGGAGTACTATGTAAATGAAATGAAGAAAAGTTGTTCGATGGGTGGAGAAATCCGTCGTCATGATGCTATCTGGCATAAAATCAAAAAAGAACAATCCCGACGAATTCTTATTAAACTAGAGGAAGAATTAGGTAAATGAAACTACTCACACTTGAAGACTATCAAAAAGCAGGTGAAACCTTCTGGCCAAAGTATTGGTATATTGCCGGAGAACTGGGAGAAAATGCAAAACCAGAAGACATTCTAAAAGTTATGGAAGCAGTCGGTGGTGTTGCATTGAAACTTGTATTGGAAGAAAAAGAAGCACCATTTGGTTTCAATAAAAAAGATAAAGAGGAGGAAGATGGAGCATCCTGAAATTGCAGAAGTTGATTGGATTGATGATTCTTTCTATGTGACAAAATCTGCATATATGTGGAAAAGTGTCCTTAAAAATACTGGAAAAGACTTTTTGTTTGCTCTTACAGAAGAAGAAGTAACTAAAGTAACACGATGGTATCTCAAATGTGAACAAGAGGGAACACTACATCTTTATACTCGTGTCGTCAATAGTGGTATTGTAGGAGGAAAACTCTGATGTACGAAGAATTAAACTGCTTCGAAGAAGCACTGAAACACTTTGGCACAAGAGTTGAAGTAATCTGTGCTATGGAATTATCAAAGCGCATTAGTGCTGAAGATGCCTATCAAATGATTAAGGATGAACTCAAAGAAGTCAAAAAGTGTCGTAAACAGTTTAAGCAAGATGAGTGCTGATTCGCTTAAAATTCATCAAAACGAGGATGGGTCCTATAGTATGGAATGGGACAAGGAAGACCCAAATTGGAAATGGTTAAATGGGTTGACAAGCAAAGAGATTCAGGTTATCATAGAACAAGCAATCAAGGATTACACCAATGAATTTTGATACAAGTAATGATCCTCGCAGTATTGACTTTAACTATGAAAAGTATTGCCTTGAACAGCTTACTAACTGGGTAGATGATGCATTAAGTTGTGAAGATATCAAATCTCAAGACATTAGAGATGCAATTTTGAAACCAATTCAAGATAGTATTGACTATCATCAAAGTGAATTGAAAAGAAAAAAAGAAATATACTCTCTTCTATCTACTCAGACTGATAATAGTTATCCGACTTATTTTGAACCAGCGACTGGTCAAGATTGGATTGATTTTTGGGAAGAAACTTATTATCCAGAAGAATCACAACAATATACCGAAGAAGAACTTGATGCGATGTGTGATACTGCGGCAGAACAAGAAGAACGAGATAAGTGTCGTGAGTATAATCTAAGAGAGGCAGAGTATTATAATCAACGTGCAAAACTTGATGCCGACTATAAAAAATCAAAGAATTATTATGATACCAACAGAAACAAGTAAACAAGAAAAAAAATGGCACTATCACAATCAGTAGAAGAATCACTTAAAGAAGCAGAAGAATCATTAAGAAATGCTCTGTCTTATGCGGCAAGACAAGAGAGACCAATGGTTTGTAGTGAAATTGCAAATATGATCCAAAAGATAGAATCTGTCATTCATACAGATGAAATTCTTGATAAACTTGAGAATCGTAATCCTGGAGACAGTGGAATGTTTGGGTCTTGGTTTGATAAAGATTGAGTTTTATGAAGCAATCCCAAAGAAAACATTAAAATACTAGATATTGGTAAATCATGCTGCTATGATCGTATTGTTACCAAAAAACCTATGACACTGCCATCTAAAGGAAAGAAACTCTCCACAAATGAGATTGAGAGCATAAGTATTGCACTGAAAGATGTTGGTATTAGTGCCATTCATCCAGAAAAAATGGAATCGTTTGCTGACTACCTTGTCAATAAACTCAAAGAAAAAAATAAATAAGTATCATAACGTTACAGAACTATGGAAAAATCTATCGAGGATCATATTGAGAAGGACAAACAAATCCTAGAGGATCCTACTATTTCCCCACAACAACGTCGTCACATTGAGTCTGAACTTCATGACTTAGAAGTGTATCACGAACACAATCCTGAAGACCATCACGATCCAACTCCACTTGAAATATATTGTGATGTGCATCCTGATGCAGATGAGTGTCGAGTTTATGAAGACTGAACCAGTTTAACAAGTGTCACACGGGGCAGCAATGCCCCTTTTTTATGCCCTATAATAAGTTCATCAACGGAACACACCCATGAGCCCCAACTTCATTGAAACCAAAAATGCTATGACCCTCAACGAGGGAATTGCACTTGTTGAAGCTAAAGGCTATACTTACCAAGGTATCAATGATCGCTACAACTACTGCTACTATTTGCAGTTCCGTTCTCCTGAAGGTATTACTACACTTCTCAGCAAGTGGGACATTGAGAACGACAACTTCTGAGACAGTTGACTAACTGTCCACTCTGCCCCTGACTCTGCCCCAGTCTGCCCTATACTAAGTTCATCAACGCAAGAGACACCATGCTCACCGTCAACCTGACCGAACTTGCACAGAAACATTTTCCAAGTGTCAAAACATTAGAAGTTAGAAACTCTGATAGTCTGGATTTTCATGAAGTTTATGTTGAGTCAATCAGAGACGCACTTAAGGATGC